ATGGTTACTTGTAACCATAATATTAGACAATATATTTTTATCTTCATCTTCTACATAACGTTGTAAAGCTTTTAAGGGTGCTTCATACCCTAGTACTTCACACACATCTCGACCACAAAAATATGGTTCGTTTATAGTTCCAGATAACTTAACTTGGTGGTTCTTTCCACCAATATTAATAGTCATATATTCGCGACACTTTGTCAAGTCGATTAAAGCATTCATAACTTTATTATTTTATAGATTATCTTTCTAAAATTCAATTTTTTTCGATGGAAGAGGAACCAAACAAAAGACTTGTCGTTTAAATTTTGATTATTTTTATGCTTATAAAAAGCATAAAAACAAAAAATGTTAGTAAAGCAAATAGGGTTAAAATAAGCATAATTATTATAATTCAAGAAAATCTTTACAACAATTTACTGTTAACTCTACTAATTTGTTTTTATAAGTTTCAAATGCTTCCTCATAGTTTTCATTTAGGGTTCTTTCATCCACGATATTTTTTATTTTTTGTGGAAAATTGTGGTTCAATCCATTCACCCAAACTTCCTGTTCGCTTAAAAATTTACATGTTTCTGTGGTGTATCTGTTCTTTAAAATAAATTTTTTAGCATCATCTAAGTCTTGATCAGTAATACAACTACAAGAATAATATAACATATTTTTAATGTTTACAGGAATATCAAGGTCTTGTTTAAGCATAATAATGTATCCAAGATATACTTCTAATTCATCCACACTTTTCAATGTTGAAACTTTATATCTAGAGAAATTTTCTAAGGCGTGTAGAGTCCACGAACCATTTATTAAAATATTAAAAAGCTTGTTAAGGTCAAACTTGTGTATATTTAAGGAGTGTTGTATATCAATATATATAATGGACAAAGCCATCCTATCTCCACATGTTTCAGTGGCATTTTCAATTATAATATACAAAGCCTCCCTAAGACTTGTATTTTCGGTAAGATCTGCTTCTTTTAAAAACTCGGTTATTTGGAGACAAATAACCTTAAACAATTCTTTATCGTTTTTAAACTCAAAAATATCCTCAATTCTCAGTAACCATGTTTTTATTTGTTTCTGGTCTATGTTTACCAAATTTTCAACTGTGTCAAATAGAATTTGTGATATTGTTTTATTTTTCGTAGAGGCTCTTTCTAATCTTAATAGACGTTGAGTTTCTTGATTTCTTTCAATTTGAAGTCTGTTTTCTTCCATGTACATTTCATAGTTAGCGTTAGAAGACTCAAGAAGTCTGTTGTTTCTTTCGTCAATTGTACAAAGATCTCGAACACGTTGCTGTTGTTGCTGTGCTCGAGCCCATTCGTCACCAGATCTACGAGCCGATGAAAGAACTATACTATTGGCAAATGCTTCCGCTTCAGCACGTTCACGGTCAATTTCATCAAGTTCATTATGGTCAATAGTATTCCTGAAATGTTCAATTAAATTATGCCAAGAACTTTCCATTTCTTGATCTTGATTTTCATTACGTTCTTCTCTTCTATCGTTAATTGAAATATAAATTTTAGGACCTTTATACGATTCTTGATTAGTTAGTTCCATAATTTGAGCAACTTGTTCTTGTGTAAAATTACATCCATCAAGATAAAAAGTGGTCGATTCGTCAAATATATCAAACATATAGTCAAATACATCATTGATTGAATTGTAAGACAAGTCAATTGACTTCAAATTTGGAAGGTATTTGATACAATTTGGAATACCAGTTAATATATTACGTGAAAGATTTAATTTAACCATGTTTGTCAGATTTTCAATATTATTGGGTATACTCTGTAGAGCATTATGACTTAAATTTAATTCGGTTAAATTAACCATAACTTCTCCTATAAAATCTGGTAATATAGCTATTTCATTTCTACTAAGGTCAAGTTCTTCAAGTTTTGAAAGTTTTATTAAATCTGCGGGTACTTCAACCATATTTCCCGTTAGTTGTAATTTTTTTACTGCAAAGGTTGAAATATCCATAGAAAAAAATCTTTGATATGGTAAACATAAAGATTCCCATTCTTGTATAGGTCCAATTTCCCATTTTTTTTTTTTGGAGTTATAAGTTGCCATTTTAATCAATCATTTTTTTTATAAAAAAAATCAATTTTGTAAGAAAGAAAATGCCCTTAACTTGTTGGTTAAACTTTTATTATTCTTCCATGTAAATATCCATTTTATTTGTTGTTTTATTTTGACGTTTTTTGACCTTAACACAATCAATTTTCTTTATGTCAATTTTTTATGCCTTGTTTGTAGGCATAAAAAATTATTCTTTTGATATGAATATAGCTTTCTCAGATTCTGGTAGAATATAATCCATAAGATAATAATAGTTTCCTCCAACATATTCAGGGTTGTTTAAAGTCATTAAAGAAAATTCTTCACTTACCCAAGGCGATGGTAGATCTTCATCTTTGAAGATGTGTTGAACATTATCATGGATAACGATGGGGCTAAAGCCCCATCGTCGACCACGTCCAGAAAGGACGTGGTTATCACCACCATCTTTATTTAATAAATTTTTAAAAGTCGAGTGAAAGGTTTCGTAAGAGTCTAATTTCTTGATGTTTTCAACAAGATTTAAAAAGTTGTATTCAACCATAACATCAACAATAGTTTTATATTTTGAATTTAAATCAGAAGAGGTGGACGTAAACTTTATTTTTTTTTGTTTTAAAGCCCAGTTGCCTAAATTTAAATAAAGGTTTAACAGATCCTTCAACAATGATTTCGACAATGCAAAAAATTGTTTCAGTTGTGGGTCTCGATACCATACACATTTCACAATTTTTTCGTTTTTCTTCAAATTAAAGGTGTCTCCGAACCATTTTTGCCCCTCATTATTTTGACATTGAATTTTACCCAAAATGTACACTGTATCATCTTTCAGTTGAAAACATCGATGACTACCGCTACTAAACCACACGGATTTTAAAAGGTCTTCAAAACCATATTTAACACTTTGAAATTGAAATGCTTCAGTTAACCTTATGATTTTGAAATCGACACTATTCAAATAATCGTTGTGACTTCCCATTATTTGGTTATCTGAAAGCTTAACCAACGTTTTATAAAATAAATATGCTCGTTGAGGAACAGATACACCACAATCTAATTTTTCTGGATGGATATAGTTGTTCATCTTTTTGAGGTTAATTGCACCTTTATTATTGTCAAAATTCAAATCGACTTCAAACCGTGAAGACAGTTGATTTATTAATGCTGTTACCATGCCTAAATCGTCACTTATATTTTCATTACATTCCGATACATGTTTTAATGTGTTATCGTACCCTTTTATGTTCTGAAAACATTTTTGACAAATAAAGCCAATATCTCTATGAACAAGACATTTTTTGGTCTTTTGATGAGTCGATAGTTTGCTCTTGTCTCCAAAAGTCAAGTTACAATAAGTGCAGTCATACATTTTATTTATGGTTATTTTTTGAAAATAATTTCATTTTTCAAAGGTTGAAAGAAACTTTAAACAACAAAATATTTCTCAACTTTCGCAAGCGACTGGTCGACTACAATTGATAGTAAATAAATGAACAAGGAAAAGTGCAAAGAGTGGGCGAAAGATAGACTGAGTCCAAGCCCAAGAAACCCACTTACAAACAGGAATATCAAGAAAAATGGCCCAAAATACAAAGAGTTGGATAAAGACTGCAAGGACCTTATTGTTGATATAAATTCTGTTTGTAGGAAATGGTTAAAAAATAACCATCCACAGTTGTATTCTCAAGTTGGGTCACAAGCACCACCAAAAAAGGATACTCCACCACAACCTAAAAAAAAGAGTCCAAAAGTACCACAATCACCACCAGTTGATTTATTAACAGATGATGACAGTTCTGATGGATCAAGTGGACCACAAAATTTTTATTCTGTTCGAGAAAGAAAAAAGTTGAAGGATGCCGTTAAGGACTATTTTTCCACCGTTGTTATTGAAGATGGAAAGGCTTGTATGACCCAAAACAAAACATTGTTGAAATATGTGAACAAGCACAAACTTTTGGGTTTTGGATCATTTGGAAATGTTTATGGTGTAACTATACCTAAAACCAATCCTTCAATCTCTGTCGCCATCAAAGAAGGCCGTCTTTCTTCATCAGAACTCGGAAGAGCTATGGTTAAACAGTACCCAATAGAGTATCTGTTTAACAAGCTTATAAACGACCTTATTGACGACAAACTATGTCCAAATTTTTCATACACATTTGCCATATTCTTCTGTGATAAGTGTACCTTAAACGAATTTGACAAAAAACCGATTCAAACTCAATGTTCTGAAACGGTTGTGGAGCTTTTTGACTTTACACTTGATAAACTGACAGATTTTCGAGATGAGGTTATTTTATCCATTCTTTTTCAAATTTTGTTTGCTGTAGCAGCTATCCAATTAGAGTATGGTATGTTCCATAACGACATTAAAAAAGAAAATATTTTGGTTAAGGTTATTCCAAGCGGAGGTTATTGGGAGTACAATCTTAATGGTGAAAAATACTGTGTTCCAAATCATGGATATTTTGTGGCTTTAAATGACTTTGGAGTTTCACTTGCTTTCAGCCCGAAAATAGGCAATAAAGATTATGGTCGTCGACAAGCAAAAGTCGTTCAAGATTACACCAACAACACCTTTTATTTTGAACCATTCACGACAAAATTTTACCCATCTATAAGCAAGACTGGTGTGGTAACGGCAATAAAGTCTCATAGTCTGGGTGGTAAAGGATTGACATGGAACCATTTTTACAAGAACTTTGACTCAAAACCGTCTATACCCGCGGAATTGGAAGATATGAGCTTATTTCCAGTACACCATTTTCACTATGATGTATTGGACACCATTTATACATTTATAGGTGGAAAAAGAACCTTGCAACCGGGAAAACATTTTGCCATGAAAGTGAGTAAAAACATCCATTCTTTATTGAAAGATTTTTATCTGGTCAAAGCCAACCAAGTATGGCCAACAGATCGAGTTGATTTATTTTTGGCTAAACACACCATAATGAAACTCTTCCCCTTTTATTTAAATTCAACCTTATCCGGGCCTCTAATTGACGTCTATTATCTTTAAATTATTTTTTATGCCTTGTATGGGCATAAAAAATTAAAACATGGTATTAAAATCCCAAATCCGAGTCTTCTCCCACAAACTTCTTAATATACGTGGCCATCTCATCTTCAGCCTTGTCAATACCATTCTTTTTGCAGGATTCACGGTAATGGTCCATGTATTCATTTTTTAGTTCAGGGTACTCTTCGTCCATTTTGGCAATTTTTTGTCTTGTTGCAATAATGATGTTTTTAGTCTCTTCCAACTTTTGCTGGTGTTGAGTGTACAAATAGGCAACAGTTGCTCGTTTATGGATAAGTTCAAGGTAAATTTGAAGTGGTTCTTTATCATTGGGATCTTGTTCAACATCGCGCTTCAATTCCTCCTCTCGTTGTTTGATCTCTTCAATCTGTTGTTTCTCTTTCATAGTCTGTTCTTTAGCCAAATCTTGGAACTTGAGACATTCTTCATTTTTGTGGGGGTTTTCAACCTCAACAACATCGTTTTTGTTGGTTAGTTGTTTTTGAAGTGGCACTGGAGAACCAGTTTCACACACAAATATTTGATTTGCTGAAAAAAACTGAATAAGCTCTTTTGACTTTTCTTCGGCATCTTCGAGACTATTGAAGGTTCCTCGAACCTTTATATAACCAAAGAAACCGTTTTCATCAGGTTGTGCCGTATTACTTGGGGTAAAAGAAAATAATGCATATTGTTGACCACGAATTTCAGGGTCTCTAAATTTTCGGTCGGCCTTGACATACTTGTCAACATAAAGGTCCAAGAAAGCATGTTCCAGTTCTTTCTCTGTTAATGGTTCAGCTTTGCTTGGTTTCCAAACTTCATGTTTACGAAGGTATGGCAGCAAAATAGCCAAACATTCTTTCAAAGGGGTGTTATCAACATCTTTCATTTCTGTTTTTCCTTGTGATTTGAGATATTCAAGAATATCTTGAACCGCCGTTTTGACTACATGATTCATATCTCTCGGACTTGTTAACGAAGTATACACTTCTTGTTCCTGTTTTTTAATGATTTCATTGCACCATTCGGATGCAGTTATAACATTGTGTAACAAGTTCTCCATATTTAAATT